CTTAACTGGTGGACAAGGTGGAAATGCTGGTTCGGGTGATAAATCTGGCGGTGGTGGTGGAGGTGGTGGTGCCTCTTGTATTCGTATTAAGAGTGGTGATATTATTGCTATCGCTGGAGGCGGTGGTGGTGGAGCTGGCGCTGGAAATGACACACAAATTCCATTGGTTAATCAATACGGTAACTATAATACTAGCGAAGTATTTACACCTGGAACTATGACTACTACTATTGGAAATATGTCTAGTGGTGGTTCTGGATCAAATTCGTCTGGTCAAGGTGGTGGAGGAGGTGGCGGCGGCGCTGGTCAAGGAACTGGCGGTGGTGCTGGATCTAGTGATGGTGATGGATTAGCAGGACTTGGTGGTGGATGTTATTACAATCCAAGTTATTTTGCATTAACACCTGTGTTTATGGAAGCGGAGGGTGCTCCTGCAATGACTGATGGATATATTGCATATTCTCATGGTCAGCAAGATGTTACTCCAGATCCTTTTTCATTCGATAATCTTGAGGATCTTGAGTTTAATACAAAGTATGAAAGTACTAAAGAATTAATTACAGGCATCACAGGTAATACTTTTGTTTTAGCAGGCGGTGGTTCTGGAACAGAAGTTCGAGTATTTGATCAATTTGGCGATCCTATTCCTGGAAAAAATTGGGAACCTGGATTCTCTGGAACTACAATTAGTAATGCACAAACAATTCAAGTTAGAGCATTTAGTAGTCCTGATCCAGAAACAACAAAAGAAGTTTCTGTTACTGTTGGTGGAACTTTAGTTATTTGGAAATTAAGAACTAGAGAACCTGATGATCTTACACCTTTCGATCTTGATATCGGTCCTATTCTTAATGCCAATCTAGATACAGTTTATTACAGTGATCTTCTAACAATTTTGGGAATTAACGTTCCTGTTACTGCATCTGTTAATACTGGGGCGTTTCAAGCATGTGATCCAGATAATGTTTGTAGTGTATATGATGGAAATTCTAAAACAGTAGAAAATAACTGGACGATCAGACTTAAGAATACATCTGCTAATTCTTATAATACTCCAGTAACTATGACTGTGACAGTTGGTGCAGGAACTCCTGCACCTTTCCAAATTAAGACAAAATTGGAACCAGTAACCGATCCAAATTCATTTATTTTTGATAATATAGATGATGCTGTTCCTCTAACTGAAGTTGTATCTACTGTTAATGACAGTCAAAACTTCTATATTAGTGGAATTGGTGCAGATATTCCAATCTATTTCAGCGAAGCTCCTGGTGATGCTACTCCTGCCTCTGAATTGGATCTTTATCTCAATGATGTGTTGGTAAGTTCTTATAATCAATCAGCTGGTGCTCCAACTGTTAATAATGCAGATAAAATATACATCAAATATACAACAGGTGCAGAAGCTGGTGATGTAGCAAATGTTTATCTAGTAGTTGGAGATTATACTGTTCCTGCTTGGATAATTACAAATGACGGTGATCCTGGAACTGATCCAAATGCAGTTGAATTTTTTACTGTAACTGCAACTGGACCTTCTGTTGTTACTACTTCAAATGTTCAAACTGCTACAGGATTTGCTGCAGCGACTATTCCTCTTTATGTAACTGGCGGGGCATCAGTTAATATTGGAGGTGGATGGGTTCAGGCAACAGCATCTAGTCCTATAGATGTTGCAAGTGGTGATAGCATACAATTAAGAGTAGTATCAAATGAAATTCCTGGACTACCAACACAAGTAAATGTTTTCTTGGGAGCATTCTCAACCACTTGGACAGTAATTACTCCAATTGGAGCAGTAGAACCAAAACGCAGTATTTGGTATAGTGAATTTACTGAAAGATTGGGACTACCAATTGGTTCTGTTGTTGCTGTATTTAAAGATGCTACAACTGTTGATAATTTTGGATTTGGTAATCTTGATGGTAAACTAAATTCTAGATTCCATGGATGGATTGAGTGTAATGGAGATACTCTTTCTTCTAATCTATATCCAATGTTATATGAAGCAATTGGCACTACATATGGCGGTAGTTCAGCTAATTTCGCACTTCCTGATTTTAGGAATAGAAAAGTTCTTGGTACAGGAGCTATTGATGGACAACAGGGTGGTTCACCATCTGTAATTGCACAATATGCTCCAGATGGAAATCCTGGTGGTGGTGCTACTATTGCTGGATCACAAGGTGGATATTGGTATATTGATACTATTGATGATCCTGCTGTTGATCCACCAGAACAGGTAGCAGATGGCGATCCTCCAATTGAAAGTGATTTCTTTAATATTGGACAGATTGTTACCACTGGTTATGAAAATATCAACGGATTAATTGAATTTACAGTTCCTAGTTCTGCAACTATCGGACAACCTGGCAACGTTACTAACATACTTTCACTTGATAGAGGTGTTGGTGTTAAATTAGTTGAAGTCCCTTATCACCAACATGAGGCAGTTCATGCTAGACTAGATCCTGGTGAGACCTCTGGTGCTGTTCCATGGAATTCTGCTGGTGCAACAACGGGTACAGTTTCTATCTCATACGGTGGATTATTGAACGTGATTCCACAACCACCCGATAATGAACCAGTTTCTTATTGGGGATATCCAATTGGTGACAGAGAAGTTACGCCATTCAAGACTAGTATTGCTCCTGGTGATCAAATTAATGGTAATAATGAGGATAGCTGGGATGGTGGCGGCATGAACGAGATAGACGAATATATTGATCTCGCTCCCGATGATCGATATGTTGGATCAGTGAGTCCATTTGGAACTATTGCAACTGTTAAATCTTTCAAATCTAATACGGGACAAACACAGAAACATACTCACTATCTTTCTGGATCTGTTAATACAGATGATGATGCTAACTTCACTTATGGAAACTCTCCAGGATATGGTTCTGTATATGGTACATTACCTCCTGATACATCTGAATTTGGTGTTCCTGTTCCTGGAGCAGGAGAGACAGTTGAAATTATGTTCACCGCAGAAGAACTTGGTTTGGATATCTTCCCTGGACAGTTCTCACTAAATACTACAACACAGATTATTCCAATTCCTGCCTTATCTCCGCAGGATAAAGTTCCTCTAGTAACACCATATACCAGAGCGAAATGGATTATACGTGCATTCTAATTAGCTAATTGAATTTACTATGGCATTGATAGATAAAAAACAGACGCAACCTGTAAAGCCATTAAGTATGATGGTGTCCATGAAAGATGGACACTTTGATGATTTTATTGGTGTTTGGAAAAAGTTTGTTCCTGATTATTTTTGCGAAGAATTAATTGATAAATTTGATGAAATTGAAAATGAATGGGATGCGTTAGGATTCAAACAACAAGAAATTTCTGAAGAATATGCAGTTTGGGACGGAACAGCACAATTCTCATCAAATAAAAATTTGGGAAGAGATGATAAACAGATTCTTTTAAATTATGCAGATTCAAAAAGAACATATGGAGTTAATCAATATCTAACTGCATGTTTTAATGACTATTGCAGGACATATGGTCAACTTCAGAGTATTCATATGATGAATCCTGATATCAAAATGCAGAAAACTGAAGAAGGTGGAGGATATCATCAATGGCATTATGAATCTGGTGCTTTCGATATGAAAAATCGAGAGTTAGTTTGGATGATCTATCTTAACGATTTAGATGATGATGCTGGTGGCGAAACTGAATTTTTGTACCAGAAGAGAAGAATTAAACCAGAAAAGGGAACGTTAGTTATCTTTCCAGCAGGTCTCACTCACGTTCATAAAGGCAATACAGTTTTGTCTGGCACTAAATACATTTTGACAGGATGGTTCATACAAGTCGCTTAATATGGCACAATTTAAATTAAACCAAGGTTTCAATGAGGATGATTTTGTTGTAGATGCCGTGCTAGATCCAGCAGATGAAAGGCATTCTATATTTGAACTCAATCTTCCAGATAAATTATGTTTGTTTCGTCTTGGAGATGGTACATATACAACTCTCACTTTGAAAGATGAGCACATTACTGCCCTACAGGAAGCATTAAGTCCTGTGTGGCATAATGAAGGAGATAA